ATGAAATACCTATAAAGCATCAATAATTAGATTTACCCTGTCGGTATTTCCTAGATTTTTCACCCCGTGGTATTTTCCAGTATTGTTTATTTCCCATACATCTCCACTTTTAAACGCGATGGTTTCGTCCCCCACGGTAAATGTGCAATTTTCATTACTAAAAATACATATGTGTATTCGATGTGTTTTATTAAGAAATTCACCAACATCCTTATGTAATGGTATGACATTCCCGGCTGGAAGCCTGACAAGATTTGCACGCAAAATCTCACCTTTATAACCATTGTCAATGAGCAAGTTTTCAATTTCTTTTAATTCATTAGAAAAATAATCATAATTTTCATGAACTATATAATCTGATTTATTTTTCCAATCGAAAATAAGTGGGATGGTATCTGAGACTTTTCCAGCAACATCATCTTTTCTTTTTTTGAATTTTTGCCAGTGCTCGTTTGTGAATTGTGATGATATAAGTTTTAATTTTTCTATATTGTTTGCTTTGCCAAGGTATTTAAAATTCATAATCTCTCTCATATAAAGCAAAAACCCCTCCTGCTTTCACAGGAGGGGTTTTTCGCTTTTAAAGCCTATTTATCAGGCTTCGGGGGCTCCGTCGAATTCGACTTCAACGAATGACTCCGGACGCTTCACGGCGAGAGCAAGGCGCTCTTCTGCGAGAATCGCAACTGCGTTGCGCACGAAGAAGTCGCTGTGCTGCTCTGACACGCGGATTGTGCCCTGCATACGGTCATACAGTGTTGCACCGATGCCGAATGAGCCGACCAGAGCGTAGCCCTCTGTGATTGCCGGTGTTTCGACAATCGGGAGACGCCACAGACGAGCCTCAGCGCCGACTGCAACTGACATCACCATGAGGTAATTCAGGTTGCTGTCCTTGCTGAGTTCGATGTCCTCAAGGTCGTTCGGGTGAACAATCATACCTGTTGGCTCGTAGTAGGCGAGCAATGACTTCGTGATTGCACGGCGAACCGCATCAATGCGAGTGTCATTCAGCGAACCTGCTGACCAAGCGTAGGTCTGGATGCCAGAGGTCTCACGGATACCCGTGAGGTTTGTGCCGGTTCCGTCACCGTTGATGATTTGGTCATCTTCGGTCAAGCGGAGACCATAGAGCAACTCGTTGTCGATGACGCCACGGAGTGTGGGCTCATCGTCAAGAACGTTGCGGTGGGCAACCTCGTAGTGAGCAATCGTGCGGACAGGAGCCTGCACGCCGACCACTGACAATGTTGAGTTCGGCTTGGCTGTGAAGTTCTCAGGTGAACCTGAGCGCTCTGACACAGTTGCTGCGTTGTTGGTGAAACCAGAAACGCGGAAGAACTCAATCATGTTTGTGTTCGTCTGCTGCACATCAAAGAGGTCACGAACGCGGCTCGTGCGCTTTGCACGCTCCACGATTCCTTCGCGCTGCGGTGTGCCGAAGTCGCCAGGGGTGCCGGACGGAAGTGCTGTGTAAACAGCCTTGATTCCGTAGCGAGCGCCCATGTCTCCACCGACTGCGAACGGCGTGTGCATGGTGTAACCAGCCTTGCCGCCCTGCAGTGCCTTGAACTCTGAAGAGTCGATGAACTCCTGACCGAGTGACTTGACGCCTGAGCGAGGTGTGTAAAGAGCATTTGCGGCAGCGGGGGTGTCTGCACCCTCGGCCCATGCCTTCACTTCACCCATGCCCTCAAGGGCCTCAATCTCGGCACGGATTTCGCGAGCCTTAGCAAGATTGCTACGGAAAGCGTCGACGTGCTTCATTTCTACCTGAACTTCAGGACCGCCCTCTTCGCGGTTTGAATCCACGTGATTAACGATTTGGTCGTTCTCACTGAGGACTGTCTTGAGGGCTGACTTCAGTTCCTTAATACGGCCATCATAAGCCATGATTTACTTCTCCTTAGAAGTTGTTGGAACGGGATACAAGGTAAGCACCTCGTTATTGTCTATTATGCACACTCGGTTATTATGCTGTCAAGTAGGGTAATGTAAGAATTTTCAATTGTCGTCATCAATGTCATCATCGTCCTGAAGATAAAATTGTAAATCATCCTCAAACGAAGAAGCATCAATCAAAATCTCTCCGCCAAACGTGACTTTTGGACCGGGAGACAAATTTCTCATAGTAAACAATACTTGTTCGAAAATAGCGGTTGCCACGAATGGTGGGACTGAGCCAAGGTCAACATGAATAGGTTCATGTATATCGTCATACGATAATGAGATTGTTATAACTGGGAACTTTAGGTTCATGTCACTTTCAAGAGGGTCTTTCCCCCCTTGATTCATGACTTACTCCAAATTTTTCCACGATAGAACATTGAGCCGTCGCGAATGGGAATCATCTCAAGGTGGAATGGTTCGTCACCATCTTTGTAAGTAACCACTGCGAGACCCTGCTGCCAGTTCTCTGTGACGGTCATTGGGCGACCATCAAGGTCAATCCCGCCCTTGGTGCTCGGAACAGCGCCATCGCACCTCGCTAGGCAACCAGCAGAGGCGGCGAGAATTGTTTTAGGACCGTCATAGTCATCGCGGGTCAACTCTGCCCACTCTCTGCGGTGGATATGACCATAGAGAACACTTGTCTTTTCATTTGAAAGATACATGTGAGCAGTTGAACCGTTTGACTTAACTCGTGTTCCGTGAATGATTTTAAGTTTTTCGTTAATCCAGTAATAGCCAGCCGGATACCCAGGAATGTATTTGATTTTGAAATCATCAAATCTGCACAGGTACGGGACGCTCAGAACTGGCCATTCATCTGGCTTGTTTCCACGCTTCAAGCCGAACGCTGCCGATGCATTATCAAGTATGTAATTGACTAGGCGCTCTTCGTGGTTTCCTGCTAGCCAGATTATTTCTGCATCCGGGGCAGCGGCTCGCAGTCTTGCAACCATCTGAGTTGCATAATCGATTGCTGCCTGTGTTGTCCGCTGAAATGCTGGGCTTAGGCGATATTTCCCAAGTTCTGGCAAATCCAAGTTATCCCCATGCATGACAACTTTTGATGGCTTTACGGAGGCAACCAAGTCAATAGCGCAATCGATTGCTACTGGGTCATGAGTCGGCTGAAGAACATTGTCTATTGAGTTATAAAAGCCGATTTGCATATCGGGAAGAATTACTGCTTCTTTCCAGTCGCTTGCTTTTTCTTTTGAAACTTTTGCAACAGGAAGTTTGATTGGCGGTCCTTGTTGAATGACAGGCCATTCTGGTCCAGATTCCCACTTTGGGGAAATAACCATCGAAACACCATTTAGGTTGTGAACTTCTGCTTCACCGTTTTCGTTTTTGGTTAGTCCTTGCCATTCGGAAACTCTGACTTTGTCAATTTTCCCGACTTCATCAACATTGATTCCAGAACGCTCAAGAAGTTCTGCAAGTTTCCCAATTTTTGATTTGGTGAGTTCTTGTTTGAACTCTTCAGACATTGACATTACGAATCTTTCTTCAGGTTCAAAGAACGCCAATTAACAATTGCTTCTTTACCAACTTGATAACCGCGCTTCTCAAGGACAGAAATGATTCTGTTGTGATGAATGCTTGGTTCAAGAAGAGCATTCAATAGAGAATCTCTATCTTCTTTATCAAGTTTCTGTAGAAGTGCATCGACTTTAGAGCCCTTCTTGATAGAAGGATTTTCCTCTAAACACTCTTCAAAGATACCCATGTACCCTCCGTGGCACTAATGCCACGGTAGATTATAGCATCTTTACGAGGTCGTTGAATTCCTTGAGGTCATCGATGGTCAGGGCTGACTTCTGTTCTGCGGGTTCTGCTTCTGCCGGTGCTTCTTCTTCGGCAGCAGCCTCCTCGGCAACTGGCGACTCTTCGACAGTCTCCTGCGCAACTTCTGTCTCACCTTCTGTTGACTCTGCTACGACGGCTTCTTCTGCTGGCGCCTGCTCTGCGGCCTCTGGAGCATCTTCTGCTTCAACAAGGCTTGGGTCGGTATTCTCTGCAGGCTTATTGCTAAATCCAGCAGGTGCGTCAATCTTTGCGCCCATCTCAGAAATGACGAGACGGGTAATGCTCTTGACGAGAATCTCAAAATCTTGCTCGGTCATTTCATTGCCTTCCGTTTTGCTATCTACTAGATTATCTGATTTCATGCCAGAATCTTCAGAGGCTGACATATCATCTTCTTCTTCCTCTTCTGTCTCATTTTCCATCATATTAGGCAATGAGTCTTGTGCGGTAAGAACACTGATTGGGGCTACCACGGTCACATTGGTTGGAATCCACTCATCGTCGCTCCACATCCAAACGCGAACCAAGGCAATCGGATTCTCCTCAGAAGCCTCAAGTTCCGTGCCTTGGGGCTCTCCACGGAGGCTTCCCTGCATCTGAACCGTGAGGATGTCACCGTAGTACTCGCCGTCTGAGGTCTCCCAGGAAACAACGCGGTTGTCGCTTAGTTCTGCGACATCTGCTTTTTCCTCTGTCTCATTATCTTCCAGGAAACTCTTTTGGGTCAATTCATTGACAGAAATTTCGATTGTCTCGTCTGTTGCCAGCCAGAAACCATCGTTATCTTCCCAGATTCGCATTGTGGCTACGTCGCCCTTGATGTCAAGGACAGTGCCTGTTGCTGATTCATCTTCTGTCTCGTAAGAGACTTGTGAACCGATAGATACATTATCCGACTTTGTCTCTAGTGAATCAAAAATTGATTTCATTTCTTCTTCCTTAAGTAGGACTGGTGCTTCGCGACCAGCGTCATCGTAGTGCTTTGCAATATGTGAGTAAACACCCTGGCGGTCAGAATCATTTAGTGTTGTCCCAGCACGACCGCCATTTAGAACAGCGACGGAGGCGGCTAGGGCTCGGAAATTTGCATCTCCTGGTGTTCCATCAGCGGCAACATTGTGATGGATAAACCGATATGAACTCTTGACTGTGTCATCTGCACCAGTGTTTAAATAAGCGAAAATTCTGGAAAAGTATTCCCTATCTGATGGGCTTGTCACATTGCGACGAGCAGCACCGGCATCCCAAGCGGAGGTCATGTCGACATCAGTCGTGTGTCGGGGTAAAACAGTCTTCTTTTCAGTTTCCATCGTTTTGCTCCTTTGGAGTCAGTGGCTCAGATATTAGCCCTTTAGTAAGCATGATTTGGTCTAGTTCAACATCGGACTTCAATTCCGGTGGCGTTTTACCATGGTCTAAATAATGACGCTTCATGTGGCGGTATAGGTTCTTCCTATCTTCTCCACGAAGTTTGGTGCCACCACGAGCCCCATTTAGAACTGCCATAGTGTTCATCAGTGCTGGCCAAGACGCTGCTCCTGGGGTGCCATCTTTGTTTACAAAGTGGTGAACATAGGTCCAGTGAGTTTTCTTTGTTCCATCAGTCTCGGGATTTTGATAACCGAAAATCTTTTGGTAATAAGACCTGTCGGCTGGAGACTTCATTCTCCTGAATTGAACATAGTCAACCCAATTTGATGTGTCATCGACATTCGTCGAGTGAGACGGCGATACACCACCCTTGAACTCAATTTCTGACTTCTGCTCATCTGCCTCGAAGGACTTTTCTCCGCCTACCAATTCATCTTTGATAATCCAGAACTTGCAAATCGCGGTTGGCTCAATTTCGCCAGACACGATATGGCAACCTTTTCCACCCTCATAAAATATGCAATTAGCGCAATTCAGTCCCTCTGAATTAAATGGATTTTCTTCCATGTAGTGAGAGCCATTGGCATTTGCTGTCTTGTCGAACATGCCAAATTCATCAACAAGCATCTCTAGGTAGTGAGCAAGATACGCCTGACGCTCATTGATTCCTGTGTACTCTTCAGCGATTTCCTGCGGACTATCGACTTCTGATTCTTCCATCATCATGTGCTCGCTCTTCTTGTCGACACGAGCAACGCGCCCACCTGGTCCACGAACAACGTCGTATCCCTCTCGCTCATCACGGAGTTGCATTGACTTCACAAGACTTTGCGACCATGAACGGCCTGGATTTCCGCCCCACAGTTTCCATGCAATTAAGCCAGAACCAGGCCACCCAGCATTAGAGCGATTCCTGTTTTGTGGTGCCTGAAGGTCAACCTCATGACGATTGAAATAAGCAGCAATATGGAAAACCTTGCGCCAATCTGCTGTTGAGTTAGAAATCAAATAATTGGCAGTGTTTTTACCTACGGAAGTTCCGCCGCGATTATATTTCTTTGACCAATCAAGGCCGCGCTGAGCCTCAGTCTTGACGCTTGCTGGAATTGAAAAATCAAGGTCGGCATAACGCTCTGGGATTGCCTTTTCCTCATCTTCGTCTTCTTCTTCATCATGCACTCCGCGTTGAGGAGTACCGAAAGAACTAGGAGTGCCAGAAGGCGAATCCGTGTAGACGCTTTTTCCTCGTGTGCTGAGGCTATGTGCTTCTGGAAGAAGGTCGGTGTCGTAAGCGGTTCTGCGGAATCTTCCTGTCCTTAGCGCATACAAAAGTCCATTGACCCTTGCCATTGCCCATTGTTCTGCAGATGAAACTGTTGGGCGAACAGATGATGGATTAGTTCTATAAGCACCGATTCCGCGCCTGTATGAAGCGGCAAGCATTGCGTATGTTGCCTTCTTTGCTGGGTTGTCTCCATACTTTTCGTTATGGTCCGCAACCTTTTGCTTAAGTGCTTTTTCGGCAGAAGCAGAGATGGATGGTGCCTTTTCTTCGATTTCTTCGTCTACTGACTTTTCTTCATTTCTGAATTCATCAATAACACGCAATGATGAAATCTTTTTGATTACGCGGCGGTCTGTTTCTTCATACTGGTCGTCATCCATCCGAGCGTAAACTTTGATAATTGCAACCGGGTCAAGGGTTGTTGCTTCCATTGACTCAGATGTATCCGGAAGTCGGACTTCGCCTGAGCGTACAATTTTTTCAACAACACCTTTTGCGTATTCTGTTTTATCTGGTGGCTTGGGAACAGCAAAAGAAACAGTTGAGCCAACCGAGACATCCTCCGGAATCGCCTTAGCCTCAGTATTTTCCATTTCATTTTTTAGACTCATGGTTCTGGTATGGGGTGCCGCACCAAAAATCACTGGGCTATATTCAAAAAGTTCGAGTTGGTTAATCCTGCGGATTCCAGACTTGGAATTTGTTTCTGACTTTCCTTCTGGCACGGAGTAGCCGATTGACCACTCCTGCTCTGAGCCAAAGAACTGAACATCATGGAATGCATCTCGTCCACGAGAGGTATTCAAGTTGAACTGCATCTTTACAAGCAGTGCCCCAGCATTTTGGGAAATCAGGTCTGCTGGTAGGCGTGGGTCTCCAGGCATGAGTTCCTCAACGCGAAGAGTTTTTGCAACCGGAATATTTGTGTCGTGCGACCAAACACCCTTTGGATTGCGGCGTTTGAGGGTTGAGCGATATGCGCCAGGAACAATAATGTCATTAACATTGTCGACAATATTGGTGACAGAAACGATGGCTTCAACAATGCCATCAACATGGTCGGCATTGCGCACATCAGAAACTGGTACTTGTTTACGCTCTAGTGCTTCCAAAACTGCCTCCGCAAAGAATATACCAACAAAATAGCACGATTGTTAGAGCGTATTGCAAATCTATACGACTATGTATAGAT